TTGGAATGGACCCAAGAAAGATAGTGATTCAAACTGGGAAGAATATTATACATTTTTACAATTATTACACGCTATTTATAATAAACCTGTTGAATTTTACTCGGTAGATAAAGAAATATTTGAAGACGCCATGCAAAAACAAACCATGTTTAGTGGTGGAGGTTGTGCACACTATGTTTATGAATGGACCAAAAAATATTACTATTCAGATTGACATAATTTTTGTAATCCTTGATCAAAATCTATTTTAATATTCCATCCTAATTTTTTTAATTTATCATTACTAATATAGTATCGTTTATCATTAAAAGGACGATCCTTAATGTACTTTATCCAATGATCATAATTATCCGTTTTTTGAATAATTTGAATCAACTGACATGCTATTGTATAGATAGAATATTCAGAATCATCTGCACCAATATTATAAATTTCACCAATTTGTCCTTTATCTAAAATAATAGATAATGCACTACAAACATCCTCAACATGTAAAAAGGATCTTACATTTGTTCCGTCTCCTTGAATGGTAACAGGTTTATTTTCTTTTAATAGTTTTATAAATAATGGAATTAATTTTTCAGGATATTGATTTGGACCATATACATTATTTCCGCGAGTAATGATAATCGGCATATTAAAAGAATGATAATACGATTTTACAATTAATTCTGCAGCTGCCTTTGTTGCTGCATATGGATTCGTAGGACACAGAATTGAATTTTCATTCTTTTTATTTTCATTTTCTTCCAACATAGATTCACCATACACTTCATCCGTTGAAATATGAATAAACTTTTTTATTTTACCATATAGTCTACAACACTCTAATAAGGTATGTGTTCCTACAATATTATCATTTGTATATTGTAATGCATCTGAAAATGAATTTTCAACATGAGATTGTGCTGCAAAATGAACTACAGTATCTATACTAAAAAAATTCAAAATGTGTTTAACAAGATCAACGGATGCAATATTGCCTTTAATTAATGTGTATCTGTCTGAATTTCGAATTTGAATATCTATATTATTTTCATTTGAACAATAATACATTGCATCTAGATTGATAATGTTACATGTTGAATGAAAATAATGATTTATAAAATTAGATCCAATAAATCCACATCCGCCTGTAATCAAAATATTATGCATATAGTACACTTCGTGATGTATATTTATATTTGTTTATGTATAATTAGATTGTTGGGGGTTAACATTATTTGCTAATACGCCATAATAATTTACCATTTTTTCATCTGCCTTCGCTTGATTCGAAGTTTGACTTAAATGGGTTGATACAGATATAGGAGTTGCATAAATAGATGGAATTGTATTTGGAGATTTATTTGATATTTTTATATTTTTTCCTGTTGCTGGATCTAATCCTAATACAACTAATATAAACGTAGCAATTACCGTCATCATAATAAATGGAATAGATACAATTAACCACGATACAATGGACATATTATTTTGACACAATATGTTGAGTAATAATGTTCCTATTGTTCCTATACATATTTTTACAATAACCATATTGTAGAGAGCATAGTACAAGTCTATTGTTATATGTGTCATCATAAATACTAAATAAATTAATGCAGGCATACATAATTTATTAATCATATACAAAGTGTATAAAAAAATACTTAACAATTCGTACCCGTTTTATTTCTAGGATTACCATTTGGACAACAACCATATTTTGTAGATGTACACATTGGTACAATACAATTTGATCTATCTCTATTGCTAATAGTAACTCCATTTGGACAACAACCAAATTCACTAAATGAACAACTTCCAGGACAATTTGAACGATCCACATTACTTATCGTGCCTCCATCAGGACAGCAACCATATTGTGTTCTAGAACACAATGGAGGTTCATTTATTGGTCTATTTCTACAATTACTGCCAGTTGCATCACTAATTGTTGTATTGTCTGGACAACATCCATATTCGGTTTGATTACATGGTAATGGATTTGGATTATAAGGTGTACATGTACCATCCGAATTTTTATTCGAACCATCTGGGCAACATCCAAATGCCGATTTTGCACATCCACAATTTGTCTTAGTTTTATTACTTACAGTTACACCATCTGGACAACATCCAAATTCAGTATTTTGACAAGTTAATGGAACTGCATTCGGATCTACTGAATTTATTGTTGCACCTTCAGGCAATGTAACCGAACTATTCCATACATAATAAACATAATTCAATACATATAAAATAATCATACCTACAAACCATAACATTACATAAAGCCATATTTGTTCATATTTAACTGCAGCAGATACTAATTTATAAACTAGAAATAATAGAATAATACCTTTTATCCAAACCATAATACGCTGAGTTGAATATATATTAACATAATCTTTTAACAAACGTTTCGAAGTTAAATCTAATTGTTTATAATCTCCATCATATCTATTTAAATTATTATATGTTTCGTTTAAATTTTTTATTTCGCGATCAGTTGCTTGTAACGATTGAGTTGATGTTTCTATCTTAGTTTGTATAGAAGAAATGATTGTTTTAATTGTTTGTGTTACACCATTTACAATAGACAATTGAGAACCATATTTAGTCTGATTACTTGGAGTATTATTTAGTTTATAAAGTGGATAAAAATTAATTAAATCATTTAATTTCGAATAGTATATACTATCTTGATTCAATAATTGTGTCATATATGTATTTTCTTCTAAATTGATTGTTTGATTTATGTTTCGTTCTACATCTTTTCTCATTTTTTCAATTTCAGTTCCCATTACAATTAATGTATATTATTCTTATCTAATTCAGATAAAAATAATTTTATATGGTAGGGACAAATTCCCAATTTAATTCTTTACATATTTTTTTCCATATTTCATCTTGTTCAATCTGTTTTTCTCTATCTTTTAACATCGGAAAATAGGGTAAAAATTCGGTTTCATCTAATAATTCACATAACTTGTAAATTGTATAATAATAATTTAAAAAATTTACACGGTCATCTGGACAATATTTTGCATAAGGTCGCTGAATTTCCATAAACAAACTACATAATTTATCTTCTAGATCAGGTGTCATAATTGGCGGTTTAATACCTAATTTATCTTTAATAAATGGGATATGTTCATAATATTTATTGTATCCAAACTTTTTTAATATTTCTTTCGCCTTTTTATTTGTTATTGTAGCCATGTTAATTCTTTCTTTCTTTATTTGTTTTTTGATATTTTTAATAATTTCATCTGGAATTTGTGTACTTTCTTTTGCTTGAAATTGTGCCAATATTTCTCTAAAATGATTAATTCTTTTGTATGCATAAAAACATACTTCTTTGGGTGGTTCTTTATACGATGTTTTTTCATGTTCTACCAAATAAACAATTTGGTTTGCACATGTTGGATTATTACAAATCAATACACCTTCATAATCTAATTGGATCATTTCTCCGACAGAACATTCTTTACACAAAAAAACATTCACAAAATTGTTTTGAGAAGGAGTTGGTTCCTGAATATTTTTTAAATATTGTATCGTATAATTGTTACATTTATATTCTTCTGTTGGTTTTTCAATATTGAAAAATTGATTCAGTGTTTTTACTGGAGTTTTACATTCTGATATTTTCTTTTTTTCTTCAAAATATCCAAAAATATACTTGCTGTTATCTAAATAATAGTCAATATGTTTTTGTTGTAATTTAGAGATTTGCTGATTTAGCAATGTTGTTTGGTCGATTGCTTCTTTTGTTTTAAATTGTTTTAACAATGAAATTTCATGTTGTAATTTAGGAATAGTTATTTTAGTATCTATTGTAAATTGTTCAATAATGTCGGAATGCTTTTTATCTAACATCAATGGAATATCCTTGGTTTTTGTTTTGTACATTGTTAAACTATTGGGTAGAACATTTAAATTAAAAATACAATATTATGTAAATGAATAAACATAAGTTTATAATTAAGGCAATTGAAGATGGCTGGACTGTTCGCAAAGAAAATAACACTTATATTTTTAAACGACGGCATAATCAATTACAGAAATATTTTTTACATTCTTATTTGGAAAAATTTCTTAAAAAATATAGTTAATTATTTGTTTATTTCCAAAATTATTTTCTTTAGCAATATTATAAGATGGGAGGCGGTTTAATGCAATTAGTAGCTTATGGCGCACAAGACGTGTATCTTACTGGTAATCCTCAGATTACTTTCTGGAAAGTTACCTACCGCAGGTACACAAACTTTGCCATGGAAGCAATTGAGCAAACATTCAACGGTCAAGCCGACTTCGGCAGACGTGTAACATGTACCATCTCTCGTAATGGTGATCTTGCCCACAGCACCATTCTCCAAGTAACTCTTCCTCAGATCAGCCAGGATCTCGGCAATGTAGTTTCCGGTGGCAAGTCGCCTGTTTATGCTCGGTGGCTCGATTTCCCTGGTGAGCAGCTCATCTCCCAGGTTGAGGTTGAGATTGGTGGCCAGCGCATTGACCGCCACTACGGCGACTGGATGCACATCTGGAACCAGCTTACCATGCCTGCTGGCCAAGAGGATGGCTACTTCAAGATGGTTGGCAACACCACCCAGCTAACCTACATAACCGATCCTTCCTTCTCGGATGTTGATGGCCCTTGCGAGGCAGTTGCCCCCAAGCAGATCTGCGCTCCTCGCAATGCTCTCCCTGAGACAACCCTCTACATTCCTCTCCAGTTCTGGTTCTGCAAGAATCCCGGTCTTGCTCTTCCTCTCATTGCTCTCCAGTACCACGAGGTTCGTATTAATATTGATCTTCGGCCAATTGATGAGGTTCTATGGGCAGTTAGCAGCTTATCGGATGGTTCGGACACCTCTGTAAAGGTAACTGCTGCCTACAACCAGTCGCTTGTTGCTGCCTCGCTCTATGTCAACTACATCTTCCTTGATACAGATGAGCGCCGGCGCATGGCACAGAACCCGCATGAGTACCTCATTGAGCAGCTCCAGTTCACTGGCGATGAGTCGGTTGGTTCGTCCTCCAACAAGATCAAGCTCAATTTCAACCACCCTGTCAAGGAGCTCATCTGGGTTGTACAGCCTGATTCCAACGTTGACTACTGTGGCTCGTTCACCAGCACACAGACACTTAATCGTGCTCTTGGTGCTCAGCCATTCAACTACACTGATGCCATTGATGCTCTTCCTAATGCTATCCATGCTTTCGGCGGACCTAGTTCGGTTGCTGCTGGTGGTGCCAATGGTGTTAATTCGTCGTTCATTGATGCCAATGGTCTCTTCCAGCTAGCAGGCGCAATGGATGGATCGGGCATCACCTACAACCAGATGTGGAATGTCAATGCCAACGGCGATACCGGCTACTTCGGCGCCAACATGGCTGCTCCTCCTTCGGCAAGCAGCACTGACCAATCGTATGTTTCGGATGCTGGCACATTCGTTCTCTCGCAGACTGCTCTCAAGCTCCACTGCTGGGGTGAGAACCCTGTAGTTACTGCCAAGCTTCAGCTCAATGGCCAGGATCGGTTCTCTGAGCGCGAGGGCAGCTACTTTGACCTTGTCCAGCCTTTCTTTGCCCACACACGCACACCCGACGCTGGCATCAACGTCTACTCGTTCGCTCTCCGGCCTGAGGAGCATCAGCCATCGGGCACATGCAACTTCTCGCGCATTGACAATGCCACCTTACAGCTCGTTCTCTCCAACGCAACTGTTCAGGGTACATCCACTGCCAAGGTTCGTGTGTATGCCACCAATTACAATGTCCTAAGAATTATGAGTGGAATGGGGGGACTTGCATATTCAAATTAGCCAGAATGTCTGGTATGGATGGAGACATACGGCGACATACATTATTATTGGAAGACATACAAATATTATTGGAAAACTATTTATGTTGTTTTACACAAATAGTTTATTTAAAAAAAATACAATACGTGTAAAATAATTTATTTAGTTTTCGGTATTTTTCTTTTTACGTTGTTCTGCAATTTGCTTAGCATGTAATTTTTTATATTCTTCATCTCCATATTTTTTGCGAAGAGCTTCTCTTTGTGCTTGTTTCTGAATTCTTCGTTTTTCTTTTTGTTCTTCTGGACTTAATTTATTTCCTTTTACAATTTGTCTCATTTCTTGTACGGGTTCAATAACT